GCTAAATTTAAAAAAGTATATCCTGTGTTAGTCGCCCCTTTGTCTGGTAATAAAACATGATATAATGGTTCCTTCTCGACTTCGTAGCCGTGTACTACAGCTCGATAAAATTCATTACTATTTTTACCATACCAATGAATTACCGCGGATAATTCAGAATCCTCACATGTTCTCCCTTCACTGCCGTAATAATCAGCCCACGTGCAGATTTCAAAAATGGGGTCTTCATGTTCTCGAATAAACTTAGCAATCAACTGTGGAATCACGATTTTTTTCGGTTCGTCTAGTTGTTTTGCTAAATTAATTGCTCTTTCGGTAGCAAAGTTAGCGCCTGTCAAATAATCGAGGCTACATGTAGGAACTTCTAAGCATTCTAATTCTTCAATCAATTCTTGTTTATTCATCATTGTTCCTCCACTTCATCAAATCCACAGATTAACGATTCTTCCTTCCAAATTCCACAATCTTCCAGTACAACCTCTCTTTTATCTTCTTCAGGAAATTCAAGAATCAGCCCATTCACTAATACTGCTTTTACTACCAAAAATTGGTTTGTGTATTGCGGAACTCCTTTACCGATATACTTTACTTTGACTCCTGGTTGAATGCTCATACTCATTCCGATACCACCTTACGTTTCGCTATATCATCAGACCAAGCAGCATAATAATCAAAGTCATAGCCATCTTCTCTTGGATTTTCGTCTGAACGATCTGGATCATGTATTAATATAGCCTGTTTCACTTCTTTAGATTCATCTTCTAGTTCATCTATCAAGTCATATGGTATCTCAATTGAAACTAATTTAACTGTTTCATCTTCCTCTGGCTCATTTGACATTAGATAGTCTTTTTCCTATTCGAATTCTTTATTTGCTTGAATTATGCTTTCTGTCCAATGTCCAGTATTTTTTGAACTTTCATATCGATATAGTTTCATTTTGATTCCTCCTAAATCAAGCCGCCGTCAATCAATAATACTTCGCCGTTTTCTTCAAGATTTTCTAACTGATTGAAAGCTTCTTCTGCGCCAGTCTTGTCACCCTCTTCNGTATGACTTTTAGCAAGCATTTTGAACGCTTCGTATTTATCAATTGTTTTCATATCATCGAAAAATTCTTTTTCGTCTTCTACGTCGCAAACAATNTCCTTGTAAAGTTTTAAACATTGTTTTTCATCTTTAGCAGCGATTAATGCANAATAAGGNTCCTTAATTTCGTAAAATTTCATNTGTTTTTCCTCCTCAGTTTTCACTCTAAATAAACGACCTTCACCAGAAAACTCATGCGGATTTCCAAATTCATCTACTATAACAAACGAATTTTCTAGATAATCAATTGAATCTACTTCAAACCACACAGGATAGCCAACGGACATATCATGCATCCATACTTCTATTTTTGGAATCATCTTCTTAACTCGCTTTCTTACAAACTCACTGGCTCTTTTTTATAACCAGCATCAATCAAAATTCCCTCAATCACATAAAGGTCCGTTTTCTGCTTTAAACTAGCCTTAAATTTCTTGGCAATATTTCTAGCTGTTTCTAAAGAAACGACTTCATATGTTTTAGCCAGTGCATCCGCAATAATAGCGGATGTTGGCGTGTAATAAATCTCTAGCAAAATGAACACTCACTTTCATTTCATAAATCTAATTTAAATGTTCAGCTTTATATTCCCAGAATTTGTTTCTAGGCATTCCTAACGCTTCTATGATTGCATTCACTGAATAACCAACCCACTGCAAATACAAATATTCTTGAATGGTGAACTTGTCTTTATCAATTGAATTGATTGGTTTAGATTTATCCATTGTTTGCTCACCAATATCCTTACCAAGCATTTTAATTTGACGATAGACCATGCTTTTGGGATGTCTATACCAATCTGGATTTCATTCATTAGCTTGAGCATTTCTTTTCGCTTTTGCTTTTTTTCAGCTTGAATACGTGCTATATCTTCAAAAATTACACTGTTCATTTTTTAACCTCCTGTAGAGTAGATCGCTGATTTGAAGTTATCTCCTCAGAAATCCCTCGTCAAACCGTGCGTAAGGTTCTCCCTTACACGGCTTTCCCACTGCCTTCTTTCCTCGGCATTATTGCATAATCACCAAACAGGTCTATCTTTTATAGCGTTTACTCTCATTTTCAATCTCCGTACACATTTTACGTAGTGAGACTAATCCATGATTGTCGTAATACCATGATGGCGGGTGTTCCCTCCACCCTTTTCCAGCCTTTTGGTGTTTCTTTCTAAGCATTATTGTTAGATTATATATAACGTACGAGTCTATTTGTTTAAAACGTTCTTTGGAATTACCTGATTTGAAGTAATTTCCCCAGCCTCTCAAGATTGGATTCAATCGTTCAACCACATCAGGTAAATTATCGTGTTGTCCATGTCGGATAACCTCTTTTACTTTCCCTTTAATGGTTTTCATCGATTTATTGGAAGGATAATAGTACGTTTTATACTTCCCTGTCTTTTTAGATTTTAGTTTTCTTATTATATATCCCAGAAAATCAAAACCTTCTGAAGCATTAACCACTCTTGTTTTATCTTCATTAATGACTAGACCTAGCTGATTTAAACGCCTACGGGCGTATGAATCATACTTTTCTGGTTCATGGTGGCAGATAATAACATAATCATCTGCATAACGTACCATATGCGCATCATGCTTCCTATCTGTTCCAAACTGATTATTACTCCAGAATCTGTCTAACGCATTAAGATATATATTTGCCAACAAGGGAGAAATAACTCCACCTTGAGGTGTTCCTAATAGGTTATTTCTAACTTTATCATTCTCCATGATTCCGGCTTTTAGCCAAAGTTGTAGCAACTTAATAATGAATTTATCAGTTATTCTTTCTTTCACTAATAGTATCAGTTTGTCATGTGGAATTGTGTCAAAATATCCTTGCAAGTCAGCATCAATTATCCATTCGCAACCAAAATTTAGGTACTTATAGATTTCTCTGATTGCTTGATTTGCATTCTTTTTAGGTCTAAATCCATAGGAAAATTCTTGAAAATCAGCTTCGAATATAGGTTCAATTACTAATTTAACAGCTGTTTGAACAACTCTATCCTTAACTGTTGGTATTCCTAGTGGTCTTTTCTTCCCGTTGGCTTTAGGGATATACACTCGTTTTACAGCTATAGAGTGATATTTCTTCTCTTTCAGTTCTCCATGTAGTTCATCCAGAAAATTCGTTACACCGTAGTTTTCAATGTCCTTTAACGTCTGGTCATCAATTCCTGCGGCACCCTTGTTTCTTCGAACACTATTCCATGCAGAGCTAAGAACATCTTTTCGATAGACTTTATCGTATAAATTTCCAAACTTTCGCTTCTTGTCTGCTTTGGCCGATAGATATATCTTCCGTTGAAATACTTGAACCTTTGGTAGAATGTGTATAGCCTTTTCGGCAATCATTCAGTTCCTCTCCCATCGGCAAGAATAGCAGAGGTAAGGCTCCTTTCCTACACAGAGTTTTGTTGTCTCTTGTGATTATCGGTACTATGAACCTCTCCGACTCCCTATCCTTGCATCAATTAGAATTTCGGTGCTTTCCTTATATCTAATCTTACCCAACTGGGATAGTTGGGACAAGGGAGGGTATCCTTTGTTCCTCACTCTTCTTTCACTACATTCCATCTTCTATATGCCGAGAACTCCACCAGAAGTATTCACCAGTTTAGACTTCTGATGGTTCCAGTCTTCGCCCCCGTTCTAAAGGCTCGACAGTTCCAATACACAATGCTTTCAGCTATATCAATTGTGTTGACTTTAACGACACTTAGCAGAAGTTCACTCTCGTTACGGACTGTAGTTTCGCTCGCTCCCACTGACTGAATCAAGACAAAACCTCTTCAAGGTTAAGCCTACTGGAGACAACGTTAGTCGGTGCCGCTTCCGCATTTAGATTACTCCGTATACGTGCACCATAGCTACCTAACCGAACTGGTTAATTGTTAGGACAGGACTTTCACCTGTTAGAGAGAATGAGGCTTGACAAAGCACTCAAAAAGGCAGATCATCATCGCTAATGTCGATTGAATTACCTGCACCTGCGAACGGATCCACATCTCCACCAAACGACATTTGTTGGCTGTTATTTTGCTGATTTAAGCCTTTGTTTTGATTCGTGGCATAATTACTCTCGAAATTGTTTTGAACGCTTGTACCGCTATTCTGTGAAGTCTGAATGCTATTTCTATTCTCGTTGGTGCTTTTTGACTCTAATAATTGGAAACTTTCGCAAACAACTTCAGTCACATAGACACGTTGGCCTTGTTGGTTGTCATAATTACGAGTTTGAATTCTGCCAACAACTCCTAATAATGTTCCTTTACGAGCATAATTAGCCATTGTTTCAGCAGGCTTACGCCAAATTACACAGTTGATAAAATCCGCTTCTCGTTCGCCATTTTGGTTTGTAAAGTTACGGTTCACAGCAAGAGTAAAGCTTCCAACTGCAGAACCACTTGCGGTGTAGCGTAAATCTATATCTTTCGTTAAACGTCCAACTAACACAACTTGGTTTATCATATTGTCACTCTCCTAACAATTCTTGTTTTTGTCGTTCTAATTCAGCTAATTCTTCAGCTGATAAAGGCACATCTTCTTGCATTCCAGTCCAATTTGGTAACTGCTCTTGTCTCACTGGCTCCTTAGAATACGCAGGCTGTTTATTTGTTTGAGACAGATTATATTCATCGTTGTAACGATCATCACGTATCCAACGAAACAATTCTTGCGGGTGATACCAATCGTTTAATTTAATATACGCAAGATAGTCCTTATATCCTTTTTTAAACGGCTCTAAATCTTCTTCCGTCTTGAACTTCTTTAAAAATTGTTCTCTAGCTTTTTTCTTGTTGGTTTTCTTTGGATAAGTTTTCCAAACTTTTTCGAATAGTTCAGGCATAGTTGAGCTTGGCTCAACACTATTCTTTTTTTTATCCTTAACTAACCTATCCTTACCTAACCTAACCTGTGTATCCATTTGGTATCCCATACGGTTGTCATCTGGTATACCAAGATGGTTTTCACTCTCTATAACCTCGGTTTTAAAGGTATATGCCTTACTATTTTTCTCAGCTAATTCAGCCTTTTCTTCTTGATATAGAGTTGGTTTGTATCGATCATTTCGAATATAGTTATGAATTTTCCAATGCTTGATAACAATAACTCCGCTATCAAAAACTAAAATGAATCTTTTGGCCATTAATAGCTTTAGATCATCATCTCCACATCCAACCATTCGTTGGATTTTCTTAGGATTATTAATAAATCCATCATCATCCGCTCGCATTGATAAATGAAAGTAAAGAGATTGAGTTGACAGCGGCATGTCTAAAAATGCATCGCTATCAATGATGGTCTTTGCAAACATTCTTCTTTCAGCCACCGTTCTATCCTCCTATNTTCAACTTCTTACGTTCTTCAACGTTTAGTTTTACTGGTTTAATTTGATACTTGTTTAAAAAGTTCTTAGTACCTATCTGATGTTCTTCTTGATGATGTTG